CGGGTTCAGACTGAACGAGCCTGAAATGGAAAAGTGCGGCAGCTTGATTTGCGGCAGGCTCCACTGGAAATTGAAGACGCTCTTCAGCTTGTTCACAATGCCCTGTACGAACGACCAGACGTTATTGAAGGCATTTGTGAACGTATTCTTGATGCCGTTCAGAATGCTGGATACCGTGGACTGTATCGCGCTCAGCCCGGACGATATCCCGGACTTTATGGAATTGATCACCGTGGTGATGGTCGTCTTTATGGCGTTCCAGGCTGTAGACGCGGCTGATTTCACAGCGTTGAATACGGTGGTGGTTGTGGTCTTCACCGTGTTCCAGGCCGTGGTCACAGCGGTCTTGATGCCGTTGAGCACGGTATCCACGGCGGTTTTGATGCCGTTCCATACAGTGGTGGCCGTGGTCTTTACCGCATTGAACGCCGTGGTTGTGGCCGTCTTGATGGCTTCCCAGGCAGTAGTGACCGCTGTCCGAATGGCCGTCAGCACGGTTGTAAAAGCGGTTTGGATCGCCGTCCATACCGTCGTCAAAACGGTCTTTACTGCCTCAAACGCCGTAGATGTTGCGGTCTTCACCGTCTCCCACGCAGTAGTGATAGCCGTGCCTATGGCCGTCAGAGCTGTGGAGATCGCGCCCTTGATGGCTTCCCATGCCGTCGTGATTATTTCCTTGCAATTCTGCCATATGAACTGGAAGGGCAGCGTGATGATGGTCAGTGCGGTATTGAAAAACTCCCCGATGGCCATGATCGCCACTTGGACGACATTCTTGATTGTCTCCCAGGCTGTAGACACAATTTCCTTCATGCCGTCCCAGATGCCAGTGAAGAAGGACTTTACGCCTTCCCAGAGTCCCTGGAAGAAGGCGATAAAGGAATTAAAGGCTTCGGGAAGCGTCACCGTGAAGAAATTGACAATGGCGTCAATAACAGTCTGCGCCACAGCTTTAATGGATTCCCATAATCCGATCCAGAATGCCCGAAACTCCTCCGAGGTGTTCCAGAAGTGGATGAAAGCCGCAACCGCAGCTGCTATAGCCGCGACAATCAAAATGATCGGGTTTGCAGCGATCACACCCCAGAGTGCTTTCAATCCGCCCATGAGCTTGCCGCCGATGCCGATGACGTTTTGAACCCCTGAGACGATTTTCGGCGCCCATGTCATGATCGTGCCTATGGAAGAGATCACCTTGCCCACAACGATGAGCAGCGGACCCAGGGCGGCGGCCAGCATCCCAATCTTCACGATGGTCTGCTGCTGCGCCGGGGTTAGGGCGTTGAACTTGTCCACCAGTCCCTGGATGAATTCTGTAACCTTCAGTATGGTCGGTGCCAACGCCTCGCCGATGGAGGTGACCAGCACGTCGATGGAGCTTTTTAGCTTCTCCAGGGAGCCGCCGAAACCGCTCATCATGGCTTCAGCCATTTCATCTGTGGTGCCGGCGCAGTTCGCCAGTGCGGCATCCAGCTCGCCGACTTCCTCCGGCGCGGTATTGATCAGCGCCAGCCACGGCGCCATCTGGTTTTTGCCGAAGATGGCGGATGCCGCCGCGATCTGCTCGGACTCGGACAGCTTGGAAAAGGCGTCATGCAATTCCTTCTGGATTTGCACGGAGCTTTTCATTGATCCGTCCGCATTGGTGACGGAGATGCCCAGTTCCGCCATCTTCTCCGCACCCTCCTTTGCGGGAGAGATCAGGCGAGCAAGGCCGGTTTTCAGTGAGTTTGCCGCCTTGTCGGCGTCAATGCCGTTGTTGGCCATGATGCCCATGTAGAGGGCAGCATCGTTGACGTTGTAGCCGGCAGCAGAGAAAATAGGCGCTGCGACGGACATGGCGTGCGAAAGACTGTCCACGTCCAGGGCGGAGTTGTTACAGGCCGCCGCAAATACATCGGCATAGTGGCTGGCATCATCGAAACTGCCGTGGAAGCCGTTGATGGTGGCGACCAGGCCGCCGGACACCGTGTCCAGGTTGCCGCCTTCGCCTGCCGCGAGGTTCATAGCCGGCGCCAGTGCGGCGGCCGCTTCCTCAGCGGTCAGGCCAGCGCGGGCGAAGTTCAGCGTGGCGGTGGCGGCATCCTTCATGCCGAAGGTGGAGTTGGCGGCCGCTTCCTTCATGGCCTTGTTGAGCAGTTCCGCCTGTTCCTCGGTGTTGCCCATCGTCTTGTTGGTGAGCTGCATGGTCTTATCGACCTCTGCAAAGCTCGCCACGCCCGCCGTACCGAAAGCAACAAGGGGGAGGGTCACTTTGGTCGTCAGCGACTTTCCTGCGTCCTCTACCTTGCCGCCGAATTCCTTCATCTTTTCACCGGCAGCTGCAACCTGCTGAGCCTGCACGGAACCGAAGTTTTTGTACTCCTGTTCCAGGTTTTTGAGGCTCTGCTCCGTCTCGGCGATCTCCCGCTGGAGAGCGTCGTACTGGTCCTGCGAAATGGTGCCATCCTTCAGTGCCTGTTCAGCCTGCTTTGCGGCTTCCTTCAGCGTATTCAGCTTTTCCTTGGTGGTGCCGATTTCCTGCTGGAGGGTCTTGTATTTCTGGGAGAGCAGGTTCGTATTACCGGGATCCATCTTCAAGAGCTTGTTGACATCCTTCAGCTTGGATTCGGTATTCTTGATCTCGGTATTGACGCTCCTGAGGGAGGTTTCCAGTTTTGTAGTGTCGCCGCCGATCTCAACTGTAATACCTTTGATTCGTCCACCCGCCAAAGCTGTCGCCTCCCTTCCTGCGGTTGTGGCTAGAATGCATCCATTTGCGCCTGCGTACCAATCTGGGCATACTCATGGCTGTCATTGTCGCTCTCGATGTACATATCGTTCACGAGGCCGACCGTAAGCAGATCCAGATCACGAATCGAAATACCCAGCTGTACGCAGCGCAACATGAACAATGGTGTCGTCATTGATCGGTCGATTGCATTTCGTTTTTTTTAGCCACAGACTGGGTTTCCACATTCACTCCCCAGAGTTCAATGATCGCAGGGAGCACGTTGTAGATGGAGAATACGCTGAACTCATCCAGCCATTCCTCCGCTGTGTCGGGGAGGGACGGATCAGCGTGCTTTGCCATCAGATAGGCGATGTTCTCGAAGGTTTCCAGGGAGAACAGGTCAAGATTGCTGTCATCAGCCGTATTCTCATTCAGCGCCTTTTGCAGCTTCATGAGATCCTTGAAGATATCCCGGCCGTACTTTACACGGTAGATCCTGGGGATGGCGGCAGATGCCTTGAAAGGTACCTGCTTGCCATCGATCTCAATCGTTTTGATCATGCTCATTCCGATATGCCCTCCTACTTCGACGCGCTCCTGGTGGACTGGACCACCGCAGTCTGGGATTCGACAGGCAGATACACCGACTGATACCAGTTCTGGTACACGGTATCCGTCGTATCGTCGCCGGTCTTCGCCTTTACAATGCCATTCGCCATCGGCGTGGCCTTGATGGAGAGCGTTTCGGTCTGCACCTCGACCTCTTCCTCGTTGGTCTTGGATTCCACGCTGGGCCGGCTGGCTGCGCACTTGTACAGGACGTGGCGAATCTTGCGAATGTCGCCATCGAACTCAAAGAGCAGCGCGAAATCCACCGTTTCGGTGTTGGCATTCTCGATGAGCACATTGTTGGAATCCAGCCGCTCGCCCAGCACATCCGTGCGGAAGGATTCGGGAACCATGGCCAGTTCGAGGTCGCCCTCATACCCCATGTTGTTGCCGATGGTGTAGTAGGCATAGCCATCCGCATAGAAATTGGTCGGCTCGCCGTTGGCATCCAGCGCCAGCGAAACCGCGCCGGGCATCGGCACAGGCGTCCCGAAGGAGAACGTCCCGTCATCCGCGACGGTCAATATCGCGTAGTGGACGTTGCAAATATTGAATTTGACCTTATTCCTCTTCTTCGCCATTATCAGCACACTCCATTCCGAATTGGTAGAGGATTTCATACAGCTTTTCGCTGTCTATCCAGGTCTCGGTCTTTTCAAAGAAAATGCCGTGCCCCTCAAGCACGGCTTCCACAGTATTCTCCAGTTGCGGATTCTTCAGATCGGTGTAGAGTTCCACATTCACTCTGTTGATCTTGAAGTAAACCCGGCCATCCGCCGAGAAATTATCCGATGCGGGATACAGAAAACAGATGAATGGCGGGTCCGGCGATTCGCCTTCCGCAAAATGATCGTAGGCAAAAGGCAATCCCGTCTCCTCCAGCATTGCCATGAGCTGATTGTGCGTCACTTCAACGCCTCCTCAATATCCCGCTCCAACTGCTCGATTCCATGCTGCTCGGCGGGGAATATGTGCGGCCTGCCGGCAACACGCCCGCCGCCGCGCTTGGCATGGCCGTTCTCCAGAAGATGCGCAAGCATATAACGCCTGGGCGAGTAGACGGTGACCTCCAGCTCTGTGCTGGACTCCCTCGTCGTCTTCGTCCGCCAGCTTCCCGCATATCTGCCGGTCCGCCTCGGCGCGCCCGCGGATATCTCCTTCTGAACCGTGGTGCCCGCCTTTTTCACTGCCGCCTTCATGGTTTCGGTGGCCAGCTCGGCATACTCCGTCAGACCGTCCATGACCGCGTCTGCCAGACCGTCCACGCTGACTCTCTGGTTGGACATAACGGATCACCTCGCTGTGAGGATGGTATGGAGCTTGCGGCAGGTATGGCGAAACCCCATATCGTCGATGCCAACGATGTCGTAGATCCGATCGCCCAACACCACCCTGTAATGCGTGGAATCGATAGTCTCAGTCTCTGATGAACAGCGAATCGTGAAGTCCAGCCGATCTGCTTCCTGAGTCGTACCGGCTTCATTGGACTCTTCAGCGCTTTTCCCGTTTGCAAGCGCTGTGGCCCAACAGGTGTAGTAATCTGTCCACGCGGACGTGTGGTTGGCGTTCTCATCCACCACTGTCTCGTTCTTCTGGATGGTGATTCGGACGCGCAAGGCCGCAATATTCACTACAATACCCCCTCACGGACGGCAAACAGCAGATTGCGCAACGTCAGCACGAGTCCATGATGATCAGCCTCTTCACGGTGCTCATACAGATATCCCACGGCATAGAGAATGGCAATCTTCAACAGTTCTCGCAGCTGGACGATTTCGCCCTTTGAACAGGCATTGGTATTCGTGGCCGACACGTTTCCTTCATCGTCTGCTGTGACGTGCTGAATTTCATTCCATTCGGCATGGCCGATCCTTGCTACATCCATTACCATTTGCTCGGCAGAGGCAAGGAGGATGCCGATAAGGGCATCCTCATCAGAAGTGTCCACACGCAGATACAATTTCGCTGTTTCCAGCGTCACTATCGGTGTCAGCACCATATCGGCATCCCTCCTTTTACTGGGCTCAAATTTGAGCTCAGCTTGTGCTGGTTTTACTCTTCCGGTTCAGACGGCGCAGCCACCCGGATGATGATGGTGACCTCCAGATATCCATCCGCCTTCAGAGTGATGACCTTCGGTACTTCGGCCAGCTCCTCCGCCCTCACATAGAGAACGAACTCGCCGGGCTGATCCAGACCCACAGAGGCGGCTTCAGAGGCGTCTGCGTCGGTCAGCTGCTCTCCGTTGTACTGCGCAAGCGCAACGGAAGAAAGACCGGTGCCGATCCCCAGGCCGATCCACTTGTGAGTGCCCTGCTCAGGATTAGAACTGGCGGATTCCTCCAGATCATCCACATCCGCAGCGATGGTAAGCACACCATCTTCAAGGGTGACGGAAGACTTGGCATTGTTGGCCGCGGCTACAGCATCGGTCAGACCGGGAGCCAGCCTCGCTGTGATGTTCCAGTTGTCCTGCGTCATGATGCCTGCTTCCTTCAGCTTAACGAGCAGAGCATTGAAGTCGTTTTTCAGCACGGCCACAGTGGTGGCGGAGCTGGCAGGCTGATTGGCTGCGGCATGTTCATGGCCAGAAGAACCGTCCAGGCCCTCGACCTCCGCACCATCTTCTATGATGAGCTTCCCCCCGATCACGAGGGTGTCTCCTTCGTCGGTGAAATAGTTCCTGGTGACGATCGTCTTATCCATATCGGTATTCTCCTCTCCGATGTCTCGGGGCATCGGTCATTTACCGGATGCCCCAGATACATCATTCGTTGTCGCTCAGGTCTTCGCACCCATGCCCAGAACCTTCATGGCCTCGGGCAGGATGAGCTTGCCATCGACACGCTGGGTACCCAGGAAACCAACCTGATCGTTGACAGCATACAGCTCGTCAAGACGCTTCATGCTGCGGTTGGTGCGGTCGGCGATCCAGTAGTAGCTGAAGTCGCCGAACAAAAGTACCTTCTTGCCGGCATCCTCGGTCGCGGTCCCGGTCAGCGCGGGCATATAGGTGCTGGTCACGATCTCGTGACCCAAAATGGTATCGGGCTTGCCAACATCCAAGCCGGGCTTCCAGATGTAGTTCCCATTGCCATCCTTCAGCAGCATCAGCTGGAGCAGGGCGGTTTCGTTGGTCAGGAACTTGGCCTTGGTGCGATAGGGGCTGCGCAGAGCGTAGAACAGCTTGTACACATCATCAAAGGTGATGGTGGTCGCGTTCTTCGTGCTCACGGACGGGGTGGCCAGGCTGGTCAGGATACCGGTGGGCTCGCTGGCGCGCTCCGTGGGATCGTTGCTGGGACCCAGGCCATTGATGAACGCCTTCTCCTCGGCGTTGCCGAAGCGGACGCCGAAGCGCTCAGCAATGTGCCCGGCGATGTCGAATGCGCTATCGTTCAGCAGCTCGTTGGACACGCGGATCAGGCTGCCCAGCTTGTATGCGGACAGGGTCTGGATGTTGAAGGTCATGTCACTCTCGGAGATGGCGTTGCCTTCCTCCACCCAGAACGCCTCGCCGGTCTCACCGGCAATGGGGATGGTGCGCGTGCCGCTGTTGGTGCGGATGACCTTGGCCAGCTGACGGAAGATATTGTTCTCCTCCAGCGCCTTGATGAGCTGCCGGTGGAACTCGTCGGGAACGGTATAGCCGCCATTGGGATCGGACCCGACGGACAGGGCGTTGCGCACCTCAATGCTGGTAT